CAGCCGACCGTGCTTGAGAATTTGCAGGTCATGGAGGCTGCGGCGGTCAAGATCCTGAACAAGGAGAGCAAGTAAATGGCTGCCAAGTTCGGTCTGTTAATCGACGCCAAAACCAAGGGCGAGAACAATATCAAGCGCCTCGGCAACTCCATGCAGGGGGTTGAGGGCAAGGCCAAGAACCTTGGCATGGCCGTGCGTGGGGTTGGCACAGCTTTTAAGGCATTATTTGCAGCAGCAGCGGTTGCAGGATTTACCCGCTTTGTCAAAGGTGCGATTGATTCAGCTGATGCGTTCGGCAAGCTGAGCACTAGAACAGGCATTGCGGCTGACAAGCTGCAGGCGTTCGCCAATGCAGGCAAGCTTGCAGATGTAAGCCAAAGCGACCTTGAAAATGGCTTGCGTGCGTTTGCGCGTACTCAGGCTGAGGCAGCTGATGGTATTGCAACGTATGCCGACGCATACAAAAAGCTGGGCGTCGGCGTTACAAAGGCAGACGGCAGCCTAAAAGCGTCTGACCAGTTGTTGGGCGAGATTGCTGACAAGTTTGCTGACTTGCCTAATGGCCCTGAAAAGGCTGCCATTGCGATGGACATATTTGGCCGTTCTGGGTCAAAGTTGATCACCTTGCTTAACGGTGGGTCTGAGGCGCTTGAACGTTTTAACTACGAGACCAGCGAGAACTTTGCGCAAAACGCAGAGATGTTTAATGACAAGATAACTACGTTGCAAATTCAGTTTGATGGGTTTAGGGCACAGCTTGCGGATGCTTTGTTGCCTGCATTAAATTCAATAGTCGAAGCTTTCTCGACAATGTTTAGCGCTGAGAACGACTTCACTGGTTTTTTCCAGGCAGTAGAAATTGCTATTAGAGCTGTTGGGGTCTCAATCGCTGCGACGATTATGGGCATCACAGAAATAGTTGCTCTTATCAAGGCCGCAGCAACGGCTGTCGGTGCAGTTACCCTTGGTCGCTTTGGCGAAGCAGGCCAAGCAATTAGTGACTACATGTCAGGTGCTGGCAAAAGATACACAGGCAATAAAGAAGTGATGGACTTGCTGCTAGGTCGCATAGAGGCTCCAACAAACTATGGCGGCGGCGGTTCAGGGCTCGATCCTGTGACCTTGCAGGGAGGAGGCACAGGCACGGGCACAGGAACAAACGGCAAGCCACCTGTGCAAGTTTCGGCTGATGTGTTGCGTTTGACTAAGGAGATCAACGCGGCAAGACTTGCGGGTAACAAGCTTGCTGAGGTGGACTTGGGCTATGACCTTGAAATTCAGCAACTCAAAGAGAAAGGACTAACAGGGAACAATCTTGCGCTTGAACAAAGCAACTTGTTGACTCAATACACTCTTGACCGCCTCGATGCAGTAAATGGCTTGGCGAATGCGCAAGACAATTTGAACAACAAAACCGACAAATATAAGATCACTCTTGATCAGGTCAAAGACACGCTCGCTAACCAAATCACAAGCGCAATTGAGGGCCTAATTGACGGCACTAAGTCTTTGGGCGAGTCGTTGTCTGGCTTGTTGAAAACATTCGCCAGCATGTTTCTGCGTTCAGGCATCGGCTCACTGGTCGGCCAGATCTTCCCCAGCGCCAAGGGCAACGTGTTTGCTCAGAACGGCATCGTGCCTTATGCCAAGGGCGGTTACATCGGCCGGCCAACAATGGCGTTGATGGGCGAGGCAGGCCCAGAAGCTGTGCTTCCTTTGCGTCGTGGCCGTAGTGGCCGCCTTGGTGTTGAAACCTCAGGCGGTGGCGTTGGCAGTGTGGTGGTGAATGTTGATGCAAGCGGCAGTAGCGTGCAGGGCAACGAGCCTGACGCAAACCAGCTCGGCAGAGTTATCGGTCAAGCTGTGCAGGCTGAGCTGATCAAGCAGAAACGACCTGGAGGACTTCTGACCCGCTAATGGCAACGTTTCCCTCTATTGACCCTAACTTCGGGGCTAGCAAGACAAGTCAGCCAACTGTGCGCAACGTGCAGTTTGGAGACGGATATAGCCAACGCCTGCGCTATGGCTTGAACACTGATTTGAAGGTGTGGAGCCTGACGTGGGAAAACATCAGCGAGACAGACTCAGACACTATTGAAACGTTCCTTGAGGCACGCGGTGGAGCTGAGCATTTTGATTGGTCGCCACCAGACGAAACAGAAACTTACAAGTGGATTTGCCAGCAGTGGTCAAAGCAGATGACATCTGCTGGACTCAATCAGCTGACTGCAACCTTCCAGCAAGTTATTGAGCCATGAGCGAAGGTTACGTTTACGAGGAACTGCTCAACTCGAGCCCGTTTGCGGTCATTGAGTTGTTTGAGCTGCGCACCTTCGAAACGATGCACGGTGCTGATGAGACGTATTACTTTCACGCTGGGCGCAACCGCAAAACGACGGAGCCGACAAACACGGATGACATCCTGAAAGCGTATTCAATTTATTACAACGGGCATACTTATATGCCGTTGCCTATTGAGGCGACAGGCTTTGAATACAAAGGTGATGGCGGGCTGCCGCGTCCGACAATTCGCATTGCCAACTTAAACAGCAATATCACGTCACTTTTGTTGAGCGTGAATTTAATCACGCCAGGCAATGATCTGAATGGTGCTCAAGTTATTCGGCGCAGAACGCTTAGCCGCTTTCTTGACGGTAGTAACTGGGAAGACGGGACCAATCCCTATGGCAGCCCTGACAATTCTGCGCGTGCGCAGATGCCAGCAGAGACGTATTACATCGACCGCAAAGTTGCAGAGACCCGCGACTTTGTTGAGTTTGAGCTGACGTCATCGCTTGATTTGGCGAACGCAAGAGCGCCGCGACGACTTGTGATGCAGAACCTTTGCCAGTGGAAGTATCGCGGCAGAGAGTGTGGCTACACCGGCACTGATGACTTCACGCCGACACGCCGTCAGGTTGTTTTGACTCCTGCTGCTAATTACGCCTACGGCAGCAACCAGCACAAGCTAACTGCTGGCAGTCAGCTTAATAACAATGAGGCATTGGTTTCGACCAATGGTTGGTTTACTGCAAAGATGCAGAAGGATGGCAATTTTGTCGTCTACAAAAAACCAGTTCCTGAAATTCAGAATTACGTTTGGGACACGAAAAGCAATCGGCAGCTTGGCGACTATTCGCTTGTGATGCAAAACGATGGCAATCTTGTCATCTACAACAACGCTGTTGCGCGTAATGATTACGCAGGCGGATCTGTGTTGTGGGCCAGCGATACTGATCGGGTTGGATCGGTACAGTCTGCCGCGATTATTGAAGACGGCCCAGGCACTTGGTGGCCTGATGATGTGAGACAGGGCCGCTCTGCAGTTTTTGGCTGGGAGATTGCTCAGTCAACTGCTGTCAATGCAGATCAGGAGGCATCAGCCAGCAAAACATTCAATGAGGTCCACCCAGAATTTGGCACTCGGTCAGTGACAATCACATTTACCGTTCGATCACAGCAGCACCCTGGAGGTGCGTATTTTGACAACGCTCATAATGGTTTCACTTGGAACGAGGGGCAGGTTTACAACGTCAATGTGACGGGATCGACCGGGAACTGGAAAGACAAAGAGGTGTTTATTGCCAAGCTCGACACCAGCAGCAGCAACCCTTACAGATCAAACCACCCTGACGCTGGGACGTTGACTGAAGTTGGTATAAAGCTAGTAATTACAACCACAGGATTTACGGGTAAAGAGCTAAAGCTGCAGACTGACGGAAACCTAGTGATTTCTGATCCTGACGGCTCCAATATCACTTGGAGCGCAGGCATCACTCCAATCACGTCTGAGCCAAACGTTGAGGAGACAATTATCGAAGGCGTAGCTTTTCCTGGCGATATAGCAGGGCAATGCGGCAAAACGTTGGCTGATTGTCAGGCACGTTTTGGGGCGGGTGATTTGCCGTTTGGTTCGTTTCCAAGCGTTGGTGAAAACAACTAATGCAAGATTGGCAGCAAGCAGCACTTGAGCACGCTAAGCAAGCTGCACCGCGTGAATCATGCGGGTTGCTGGTTGTTGTCAAAGGTCGCCAGCGTTATTGGCCCTGCAAGAACGTTTCTATTGAGGATGATTTTTTTATCCTTGATCCGCTTGATTATGCGGCGGCGGAAGACGCTGGAACGATTCTTGCCATCGTTCACAGCCATCCGCAAACACCAGCGGTCGCCAGCGAAGCAGACAGGATGGCGTGCGAGCAGTTTGGGCTGCCTTGGTACATCGTTAGCCTGCAAGATGACAGTTGGTGCCGTGTAAAGCCATCTGGCTACGAGGCTCCGCTGATTGGGCGCGAGTGGGTTTGGGGCGTATCTGACTGCTGGACATTGGTTCGTGATTACTACCGCCGAGAGATGGGCATTAAGTTGCGTGATTGGCAGCGACCTGAAAGCTCTGAGGCGTTCCGTCAGTTGCCGTTGTTTGAGCGGTGCTTTGGAGAAACAGGTTTTGTCGATACGGGGAGCAACGAGCCAGAAAAAGGTGACGCCATACTGATGAGCCTTAATGGATCACCTGGCTTAAACCACGTCGCTGTCTACATCGGAGAGGGCAAGATGCTGCACCAGCTGCAAGGCAGGCTGTCGTCTCGCGATTATTGGGACGGGTATTGGCAGAAAGTCACAGGTAGAATCGTTAGGTATAGCGGCTGACGGCAGATGCTCCGCACGGTCAAGGTTTACGGGCACTTGGCAGAGCACTGCGGTCAAAGCGTGTTTGAAGCATTGGTGCGTGTCCCTGCCGATGCAATCAAGTTTCTGTTGTGTAATTTTCCCGAGCTGCGCAGCTTGATGCGGGACGGGTACTACAAGGTCGCTGTGAGCCAGCATGGTTTGCAGCTAGCTGACAGCCCTGAGCAGTTGCACTATCCGTTAGCCGATAGTGATGTGGTGAAGGTGATTCCTGTTGTGTCTGGCGCAGGTGGTCGTGGGCTTGGTCAGGCTTTGCTAGGTGCTGCGTTGATTGGTGTTGCGATTGCTGCGCCGGGTGCTGGTCTTGCCGGTTTTGGGTTTGCGAAAACAGGTGTTGCGACTTCATTGCTTGCTGCTCCAGGATTCGCTGCGGCAAGTACTGCTGCTGTAATTGCAGGCAACATTGGCCTTGCTTTGGCCTTGGGTGGCGTTGCGCAGATGATCAGCCCTGTGCCTGACTTGCCAAGCGACAGCTTTGGTGGCGAGCCACTTGAAAACTTCGCGTTCCAGTCGATTGGCAACGTTGACCGTGAGGGCGTGCCGGTTCCCGTGGTTTACGGCGAAATGATTGTCGGTAGCGTTGTCATATCGACAGGGCTCATCGCCAAACAGATCGAAGGGTAGTCATGCCACAAGACAGTCTTAATTCCAAGCAGATTGCTCAGGTTGTTGATCTGCTTTGCGAGGGGGAGATTGAGGGATTCCCTAATGCAGTTCACCCTGATGGCGTAAAAATATCTAGAACGCTTGCTAAAGAGCAGTATTTTATCGGCTCACTTAAAGACGTGTTTTTCAACAACACGCCTGTTCTCGCCCCAGAGGCGCAAGTAAATAACAACAGCAAACTCACAGATCCAGAAATCAAGCAACACCTAAATTTTGACTTAGGTGAGGGTGTATTCCAAAACGAGCTTGGAACGCAAGATCAACCAAAGCTTGCTGCATTTACTAATTCAACAAACAGGACCACTGTTGTTGTCAACACGGAAGTACCTAAGGCCAGCGTACCTGCAGGGACTGGAGATGCTTTTACTTACTCTGCGGATGGTGCGCCTCTTACCCAGCAGATTACAGATGCTGACGTTGACCAGGTCAACGTGACTGTTGGCGTCAATGCGCTGAGTCGATTCAAAGAAAATGGCGAGATCAAGGGATCAATTGTCAGGTATAAAATCCAGATTCAGTACAACGACGGCGGCGGCTACAGCGATGTGCCGTTAGCAGGTGACAGTGACAAAAATGGTGTTTACTTAGGCGACGGCAACTTTGAGATCAGAGGCTATACGCCTGACCTATATCAAGAGACAAGAGCGATTGTTCTTGACACGGCAAAGACAAGTGACCCAAGCAATTTCCCGATCAATATCCGCGTCATCCGTACATCTCAAGAGGTTCGTGATTTTACAAAAGAGACAGTCAACGACACTCTGACTTGGTTTAACCTGGTCAAAATTATCACTGACAAAACGCGCTATCCAAACAGCGTAATTTTTGGGCACAAGTTTGATGCGCAACAGTTTCCTAGTGTTCCTCGTCGGACCTACAGGATTCGCGGGCTAAAAGTACGCATCCCACATAACGCAACAGTTAGAGCCGACGGATCGCTTGAATACTCTGGAACGTTTAACGGCACCTTTAAGGCAGCGCGTGAATACACAAACGACCCGGCCTTTGTGCTCTATGACCTGCTGACAAACACACGTTATGGCCTTGGTTCATACATTTTGACGCCAGAAGAGCGTGCAGAGGCAGAAAAGAACGGCGGGGATAACTTTGAAGGCACGTCTGACGTTGCTGCCAACTTAGACGTTTACAGCTTTCAACAGGCTTCTGCGTACTGCGGGACGCTTGTCCCTGATGGGTTTGGTGGCACGGAACCGCGTTTCTCTTGCAATGTTTGCATCAAAACGCAGAGCGATGCTTTCAAGCTCGTCCAAGAAATGTGCTCTGTGTTCCGCGCCATGCCTTTCTGGGAAGCGGGCGGAATCTCGCTGGCACAGGATCGTGCAGAAGACTTTACCTACATCTTTAACCAGTCAAACGTAACGCAAGAGGGTTTCAGCTATTCAGGCTCCAGTATGAAGGGCCGCCCGACTTGCGTTTCTGTCAAATACTTTGACAACGATGCTCGTGATTTTCGGACAGAGCTTGTTGAGTTCAGCAGTCAATTCGTTGACAGCACAGATCCAAACATTGATTTTCTGGACAAGTATGGATATAACAAAAAGGAGATTGTTGCTTTTGCCTGCACAAGCAGAGGGCAAGCGTATCGCCTCGGCAAGTGGTTTCTTTACACCGCACACCGTGAGACAGAAGTCTGCAGCTTCCAGACAGATATGGCGGCTGGCATAACCGTCCGCCCTGGTGATTACATCAAAATTAGCGACCCTGTCCGAGGTGGTCGGGTTGTTTCAGGTCGAGTTACTTCTGGATCTACAACAACAGCAGTCAAGCTTGATCGCAGCGACACAGAGATGTTCGGGGCGAGTGCGCCATCAAACTTTGAATTTCACACGATTTTGCCAGACGGCAGTTTCGTTCAAACCACCTCAAACATTGTCGGCAATACCGTTACTCCAAACAGTGCTTTAGCGATGGCACCTGCGGCTGGTGCCCCGTTCAACATTGGATACTCAGACATTGTCCTTACAAAATGGCGTGTACTGACTGTTGAAGAAGGTGAAGGCGTTTATTCGATCACAGCATCAGCGCATGAGCCCAGAAAGTTTGACATCATCGAGGATCCAACCGCTCGGTTTGGTGTCAGGTCATTTACGCAGCTTGGGGCGAAGCCTGATGCAGTTACCAACCTGCAGCTAGAGGAAGAGCTTTACGAAGAAGGCGACAAGGTACTGCAGAGGATCAGAGTTAATTGGCAGCAATCACTTCGCGCAAATGAGTACGAAGTTGAATATCAGCTTGACGTTGACAACTCAGTCAAGGCGATTGTGCCTGGTACTGCCTTTGATATTCTCGATTCACGAACCGGCACTTATACCGTTTCGGTTCGTGCTGTTGGTTATGACCTAGACGTTGAGCGAACAGGCAAGCGGTTTAGCTCTGCAACGACTGCCACGATTGACGCTGTTGGCAAGAACGAACCGCCGAGCAACATTGCGAGCCTAAACATCACTCCGATTGATCAGCACACTGCTGAGCTGCACTGGCCTGAGGCGGTTGATCTTGATGTGAGGGTTGGCGGGACGATTGAAATTCGACACAACCCGCGCACTACAGGCGACATCAAGTGGTCTCAGTCGGAAAAGATTGTTCCGACCGTCAACGGCAGCACAACACGCAAGATCGTTCCGCTGAAAGACGGGCACTATCTTGTCAGAGCTAAAGACTCTGTCGGCAACTACGCACCGTTGTCAGGCATCCCGACGGTTCTAGTTGATCTGCCTGAACCGCAAGACCTTGAGGTTGTTCAGACGTTTACAGAAAGCCCGAGCTTCCCTGGCACGTTTTCGCAGACTTTCAAGAGCACAACGGAGGGTGGCATCACTCTTGTGGCTGATGGTCAGATTGATGACATCACCGACTTTGACAGCGTTACCAATATCGACTTTTTTGGAAACGTGGTGTCGGTTGGAAGCTACACCTTTGCCAATACGCTCGACATGGGCGCTGTTTATGACGTTGAGCTGTTAGCCAACCTGCAGATCAACACGATCAACCCTGACGATTTCTGGGATTCACGGTCCGACAATATCGACACTTGGAACGACATCGACGCTGACGACCTGTCAGAGACCAACGCTGAGTTGTATTCACGTTCTACCAATGATGACCCCAGCGGCTCTCCGACCTATGGCACCTGGGAACCGTTTGCTAACTCCACCAAGCGTGGGCGCGGTTTTCAGTTCAAGGTTGAGATGGAGACTGGCAACGATTCACAGGATCCTGTTGTGCAGAGCCTTGGCGTGACGGTCAGCCTGCAGCGCCGGACTGAACAGCAGCGCAACATCAGCAGCGGCACCGGAGCTAAAGCTGTGACGTTCCCATCTGCGTTCTACAGCACGCCAAGCATCACGATTACAGCGACCAACATGGCAACCGGTGATTTCTTTGAGCTGAGCAGTGTCAGCAGGACTGGCTTCACCATTACGTTCAAAAATTCCGGCGGTACAATCGTGGATAGGAACTTCGATTATCAGGCCGTCGGGCACGGCAAGGAGATCACCTGATGGCACAAGCAACTGACTATTCACTCGCTAACCAGTCAGGCGCGAACTTCCGCACCGAGCTGAACTCGATCCTCGGAGCGATTCAAACGCTTAACAGCGGATCATCTGCACCGAGCAACCTTGTTGCTCACATGGTGTTTCTGGACACCAGCACCACACCGGCAACGCTGAAGATCAGGAATGCGGCAAACGACGGCTTCATAACACTTGGAACGGCATCAACCAACTTCGGACTGGTCAGTGCTTCTGGTGCGACGTTTACGGGTGACATCACGCTGAACGCGCAGTCTGATGTGCGTTTTGCTGATTCGGACAGCAGCAACTATGTGGCGCTCCAGGCTCCTGCCACTGTTTCCAGCAACGTTACGTTTACGCTGCCATCTGCTGATGGAACGGCAAATCAGGCGCTGAAGACTGACGCAAGCGGCAACCTCGGCTTTGCCAGCTACCTGCTGCTGAGTGAAACGACCAACGGTCAAACCGTTACTGGTGGCGTTCGCGGCAACATCGTCACGCTGACCGATGCCACCAACATTGCTTATGACATGGATGACGGCGTAAACGCAACAGTAACGCTCGCCGGGAACAGAACATTAGACAACCCATCAAACATCACTGTTGGTCAATCAGGTGTCATTTTTGTAAAACAAGACGGCACCGGGAGCAGAACCTTGTCGTACGGATCGGCGTGGTCGTTTGCTGGCGGAACCGCGCCAACACTCACGACGACGGCCTCAGCCTTAGATGCAATCGCGTATTCGGTGGAGTCCACATCTAACATCGTTGCAACTGCGATTCTCAATATCTCATGAGCATTCCTGGAAACGCGAATCCGCTTCTGCTGGCTTCTGCTGCTGCTGCTGATGCCGCTGCTGCAGGGCCGATTAAGTCGCTGCGTTTCAACTCAGCTGATTCTGCATATCTCAATCGCACCCCATCATCTGCAGGCAATCGCCGCACATTTACTTTTGCCTGTTGGATTAAAAGGGCCGGCCTAGGAGCCAGCCATGTCAACATTTTTGCTGCAGGAAGCAACAGGTTTCGTATCGCTCTTGGCGCTGGTGACGGTCATCTGCAGGTTTATGAATATGACGGCAATAACTTTAATTTCAACAAAGGCACTGGAGCTTTATTCAGAGATCCTTCAGCCTGGTATCACCTTGTCGTTGCGATTGACACTACAGACGCAACAGCGGCTGACAGGGTAAAAGTTTATGTAAATGGTAGCCGAATAACTGATTTCAGTACATCAGACGGAAACCCAAGCCAGAACCTAGATACGTTTGTGAACAACACGTCAAATGTTCACTACATAGGAACTCTTGGAGACTCTAGCAATTATTTAGATGCCTATCTAGCCGACGTTTACTTCATTGACGGCTCTGCATTGGATGCGTCGTCATTTGGAGCGTTTGACGATTCGGGAGTCTGGCAAGCTGCAGCGTATTC